GTCGCGTCGGTCATCCCCAGAGGTGCACGGCTTGCCCCGGTTATTGGGTCGAAATTCAGGGCCACGCGCACGTCGGCGATAAGCGCAGCGGGTGCAATTCCGTCCACGTCAATGTCGGTCGTTGCCTCGATATATACCTGTCGGTCGCCCGGGAATGATGCTCCCAAATCGGCCGGCCTTCCGGAATATGGGAACGCCCGGCGGACCCCCGTCACCTCTTCGGCCCATATTTTATGGTCAGTCGCGTTTGCCCCTCCGGTGATTGCCCGTTGTGCGAAAAGAACGCGGGGCCGGTAATCCGCGTCCGTCTCCTCGTCGACACCAACCTGCACGACCACGGTCACGGTCGCCTCGGTGGTTGCGCCAGCTATCTGGGAGGCAATCTGGAGGGTGTCGGACACGATAAGATTTCCGAGTGACCCGGATTCCATGCACTGCAAATTCAGCGTCGCCACGCCCGCGACGGCGGTCACGTTGACGGTCGGGCGGTACCTGAGCCCGTTGGCGTCGCTGATAAAATCGATGGTTGACGGGATGACGGTCCCGGTCGTCGCTGGAAGGGTTGCGGTCAAAATGCACTCCTGCGCGGACTTGCGCGTGACATCGTTGTCGAGCCCGATTTTGTCGAGGTCATCGCCGATGGCGGTTATGGCCAAATTCGCTTTCGCACGGTCGGCGGCGAATTTATAATGCCCGATGTCCTCGGCGGCTTCGGTTCCGGCAAGGACTTTCAAAAACGCCTTGTCATTGATGGGCGAAGTCTGGCCGAGTGCGCCCTCGAGGCGGGCGAGGTGGTTGGCGGCCAGTTCCGCGGTGGTGGGGATCACGTATGGCATTATGATAACCTCGTATGTGCGGGATTGAGCGCCTGCGAAATCCAGTTGATGCCATTTTTCAGAAAAAGAAGTTGCCGGATGTCCTGTCCCGGGGGTTCAATTTTGATATCGGTTTTCAGGTAATCGTTTCGCGGATTGGTGACGGTGACGCCAATATTCCGCGCCATGTTGGCGTCGCGCATCCAGTTCAGGGCTTTCGTTGCGGCGTCGCTCACGTCGTTAATGGATGATATCGCCACGATAGGCTGATTGCAGGCGTCCTCGTACCCGCTGCCGATTTTTTCCGATTCCTGATCGAAAAGCGTGTTGCCCCACCATCCGGGCCGTGTGAAAAGTGAAATTATGGCGGCATTCTCGAGGCCCTGGTCCATGATGGGCTGGCCCCCGACGAATTCAAGGTCTGCCCCGTCCTCGGTTATTTTGAGCGCCGGATCCCCTGCAAATCGGTTGTATCTCATTATGGCACCTTCACCGTGGGTGATTCCGAAAGGGAAATGTCAAGGGTCAACGCCGGATTAGCTCCGGCCGCGTCGGCCTTGGTTGCGAACGCGCCATTTATCGCGGTGACAAGGGTCTGGAGCGCAAGGTCGAGCGCCGCGTAAGTGACGACCGATTCCGCGCCCTGGTTGTGGACCACGTTTCCCGCAGAGTCCCATAATGTGCGGGCCTGTTTTGTGGTCGCCGGGTTGTCGGTGCTATAAATCTCTTTTTCGCCGGCGTTGACTTCCGGGGTCAGGTCGTCGGACACGGCGATTGCTACTTTGTAGGATGAGGCCACGTCAATGACCACCGCGCGGCACCCGTCGGCGGGATTCACGTCCTCGCCCGCCTGGGAAAACAACTCGACGGTTTTCACATCGTCCTCGAGGAGTTCTACCTGGAGAATCACGCGGCTGGCGTCACCGTCACGGTTGGTCCCGATCCTGCGCCCTGTAATTTTCCCGAGTTTCATGAAAGCCATGGCTCCGTGATTGCTCCCGTTGAATAGACCGTGGGGGGCTTTAATTGCAGCACCGCACGGCTCCCGCCATTGTCAAAGATAAATTCTACCTGGGTGATGAGAAAAGTAAATCCATTTTTAATTCCAAGGGTTTTTGATACCACCGTGACGGCGGTGTTCACGTCCCATAGTTTTTTATTCGGGGCGTACCATGAACTGACAGGAAAATTCACAGTCATCGCGTCGGCGGCTGATTTGTTTTTTCGCCATTCCGCGGCGCTTGACGCCTCACCCGGGATATTATCATCAGCCTGAAAGGCGAGGAGACGCGGGGCCTTGACGGCCATGTCGCGGGCGAGCGATGCCCCGGCGGTCCTGCGTTTTGATGATGATGAGGCAATCGACCGGTATGTATTCCAGCGGTCCCGACCCTTAAAGGTGGCGATATACTCACTTGCCAGCGGGGAAACCTCCTCCTCAATGGTCCCGACCGATGCGGCGTTGACATTTGCTTTCGTGATTAAAAGGTCGCCATATTTCGTGCATGAAAGCAAGAGTCCGCGCTCGCTTGCGAGTTTTACAAGGTGGTCGAAAATCGTGTCCGTGGGTTCCGCCGAAACACGGGAAAATTTCTTTTCATCGGTCACATATCGGCTGACCTGCCGCTGGCGCTGAAGGTTGATCGGGACGAATGAGGAAAAATCCTGAATGAGCCGAAACCCTATCGGGAATTGGCGACCGTATCCAACGCTGGACACCACGCGACGGGTTTCATTTAACGCTTTCGCCGCGTCCTCGCCCACTATCACGTTGATGCCGAACGGGGTGCATTGTTGACGCGCCCGGTCGGTGAGGCGCACGTTGTTCATTTCATAAGGGGGCAGGACCGTGCTATCGATGATGTCGGCTGTTTTGGAAAAAAATTCAAGGTCTTTTATTCGTCCCGATGCCGTGAGTTTCGGCGTGACGTTATAAAGTATCTGCTCACTCTGTAAAAATCCACCCAGGTAGACCGCCGATTCCGCGAATGAGTAAGGGGCTGTCGCCGCGTCGATTTCATCGTCGAACCCGGGCTCCCATGCAATTTCAGCGGTTGCCGCGTCCGCGCCGGTGTCCATGGTTTTTATGAGCTTCCCGGAATTGATCACGAGCTCGCGCCGGTTGACGAAAAGCGTGAAATCGTCCTTTTCTTTTCCGATGAGTTGTTCACGCATAGATCACAACCTCACGGCCGGCGGGGAGGAGTAAAATCTCATTCCCGCACAGGTTATTTGACGCGATGAAAAGGTCATAATTCGCGTCATTCTCTCCGAGGCTCCCGTATTCGGTGACGGTGATTTCAAGCGGGGACCGTTCATTTTTCAGCGTGAACCGTTTCTCGGTTTTCAGATTGTAGAATTGCTCGATCAGGTATTGCAGGCAGAGCGCGTAAAGTCGCTGTAATGACCCATAAGCCGATGACTGACTGAAATATTGGAGGTCGATGTCGAGACCTTCGAAAAGTTCCTGTGTGGCGTCCATGGCCGATGTGGTGCTATTGAAAATCGTGGTCAGGTTATCCATTGCGGACACGACTTCCGTGCGCGTGGTGAATTCCGATGATGCGATTATCTGCGCGATTGCAACAAGCACCGTGCACACGCCGAGTTCCTGTGTCAATACCTGGTTATAGTTTTCGGGTTTTATCTCGAGGGGTGAAAGCGTGAATATTTCCGTGGCAAGTTCCGAGTATGCCGAAAAGCGGGTTGAAAAGTCGGTTGATCCTGCGACGGGTACGGTCCCGAGGTCGACGAGCGCCTGGCCAAGTGCGGCGACGTTCGCGGGGTCTGACGGGTCATTTTGAAATAATGATTTCACGTTTTCAAGCGTGGATTTCGCCTGATTGTATGCGTCGCTGATAAGCGCCTGGGTTGCGGTGATTTCCCGGATGATATTATCCATCGCGCCAGCCACCTGGTCTATCACGTTCAGGACCGCGTTTACCGCCGCGTAAAGGTCGGAGCGAAGTTGTGCCAGTTGCGTGAGTGCGTCCTCGACGGCGTTAAGTGCGCCCAGGAGAATCGCGGACACCAGCTCCTCGATTGAAATCAGGCGTTCGACGTTAGCGGGTTCAAGCCATTTCGTTTCAAATCCCGTGAAATTCCCGTCCTCGATGGGGGAAATCATCTCTTTAAAGTCGATCAACTGGAGGACCAAAAACCCTTTTGTCGGGTGAATTACCTCCCACTGTCCGCGCTCTTCTTTAAGGGCGGTAAAAAAATCGTTGGCATCGGCGTAGTGGTTCGACCCCTCAAAATAAACAGTCAGCGGGTACATGGTGGATTTTGCGCCCATGTCCTGCGCGATGGTTCCCGTGAATTTCGGCGGGTCGAATAAACCGAGTTTCCGCTCACCCGTGCGCTCGTTTCCTTTCCAGAGCGCATAAAAAACATTATTCTGGGGACTGGTAAATTTTATTTCAGATCGTGCGGAGTTTAGCCAGCTCATGGGTTGGCCCCCATATTCCCGGTGACGGTCGCGGACCTGCGCGGGGTTACTGCCGCCGTTGTTTCGACGTTGCGGTTTTGGATATTCACGTTGACCGCTTGCCCTTCCGCGTTGCGTTGTGCCTCGCCCGCATTCGGGGCCAAGTAATTTGTTGCGCCCGTGGCCGCGTTCATGTTCGCCTGAAAATCTCTGACCGATGCGGCGGCGGTTGCGAATTTTCCACCCACGCCCGGGATAAGCGCGGCGATTTCAAGAAGTTTTATAATTCCAGAAATCAATAGGTTTACCGGTAAGAGCATGTATGTCATGAAACCACGCCCGAAGGATTTTATACCCTCCCACATAATATTCATGGCGCCTATAAATTTTTCTTTTACCACGTCCCAGTTTCGATAAAGGAGAACACCTACGGCGATAAGGGCCATGATGCCAAGGATGATCCAGACCACTGGACACCCGAGAAAAGCGGCGTTTAAAAGCCACTGGCTGGCGGCGGCAATACCGTTGTAAAACGCGGTGCCCTTCAGAAGAAAATTATAGAGGCCCTGGGCCTTGATTGATGCCCGCATGATCGGAAGCATTGACGCCAGGTATGTCACCCAGCCGATTCCGACGATTGCGGCCTGCCATGCGGCGGCGGCGATGAGGGCGAATTTGTAAGCAACAAATCCGCCGACAAGATAGGGAAGCAAATCAACAACTATTTTCAAACCATTTGAAAACTTCTCGGTGTCTATTTTTGATATTGCATCATTCATCATTTTAAAAAGATTTGTTAATGCTGGCAATATTCCGATTGCCATTCGTGCGAGAAATTGGTCAAACTGGACACCCATCACGCGCTTTTGATTTGCGTATGAAGTTGAGAGAGTCCTGGAAAAATCTCCCTGCGCGTCTGCGGATACTCTCATTAAATACGCATATCTGAGTTGTACTTGCTCTGCCTGTGACATTCTTTCCCACTGCTTTCTAATCCCCTGTGTGAGCGCGAACGCCTGAAGGTTTGCAACCGACATGTTTATACCGAGTCTTTTTAGTGGTTCGGTTTCACCGGATATTCCAGACCGTATTTTATCGAATGCCTCTTCGATTGGTAGATTATAAAACGATGCGAAGTCTCCCGCAAGACCCGAAAGCCTTGTTGACATCTCATAAAGTCTGTCAGATGAAACCCCGCTGCTTTTCATCATTGCGCCAAGCGAGCTTGTAAATTGTTTTGCTTGTAATTCGGAAAGCCCGAAAGAACTGATCGCCGTCCTCGCCCATGCGTTTATTTGCGCCGCGCCCTGGCCGAATGTAACATCCACCACGTTTTGAACCTCGGTCAGGCTTGACGCCAATTCTATGGCCCTGTTTGCATACATCCCGATCATCGCAACGCCAAAAAATGGAAGCATCCCGCGAATCGCGGTTGTCACAGATGATGCGGCACGTCCCACCATTCCAATGGACCCGGAAGCGCGACGCCCGAACTGATCCGCCGCGCCCCCCATCTGCCTGAAAGCGGGTGACAATCGGTCTGTCGCGGAAAACGCGGTTCTGACTGCGAAATCAGGCATTTACTTTTTCCCCTTCATCGCTTTCCATTCCTCGGCCTCTTTTTTCTCGATGAGTTCATGGCATCCGTTCCAAAACTTCATTTCCGCGTATCTCATGCGCTTGATAACGTCGACCGGCTGATGTCGATACATGAGATTATACATCCACTGCCCGAGCCGGTCTACGCTGATAAAAAAATTGCTCCCAGGACTTCACACAGAGAAATGTCCACGCCTTTCATTTTTTTGACGGCGGATTCCCCCTCGCCCGAGAGCGATCCCATGACCGCGTATATGCGGCCATAAAAATCTTCCTTGTCCTTGCCGGCGGTCGCGGCTTTTGCTTCGCCGTCGATTTCGCGGTAGGTGAAAATTTCCTCACGGTCGCGCAGGTGCTGGATTATCTGTATTCCCTTTTCGCGTTTGACCTCTATGCGGCCAAGACGTGCGGCCTTGACGAGCCGGTCGTAATTCTGCTTGATGAATTTCTTTTGTTCTTTGTCCTCGATTTCATCGATGTCTATTTCGTAATAATCGAGAATTGACTGAATGACCCCCTCGGCGGCATTTTTCGCCAATACATATTTGGGATCTTCTTTTTCAAACAACATAAATCCTCCTTATCGTGGAAAAATATTTCGGGGCTGCGGTGCCTCGATGTAGTCCTGATAGTTTGTGATCCTTGCCTGTCCTGCGGCCTCGTATTTACAGGCATCGGCGTATTTTACCCATTTGAAAGTATTTTGCGGAATGTAAAGTTTCTTGACGCCCTTGTTGATTGGTACGAGCGCGAGAATCGGCACGAGGTCATCGGGTTTATAGGGTGACGCGTTGGTTTTCGTTTTCCCCTTGTCAAGCCTGTTTCCGTGGCCCTTGCCTTCCTGGGCGCGGCACACGGTTAGTTTGTCAATCCAGTTTACGGGCATTACCTGGGTGAGTTGTTTCGAATAGTAATGATCCCCGTTTTTATTTCCCGGCCATTTCGCCTTGAATTTGTGGTCGGTGTGCAATAACATGCACTCGGTCTGATAACTTTTTTGCACGCCCCATTCACGGGGGAAAACTACACCGTCCCACCTGATCACGCGTGCGACATTAACGTGGTCCCGTTTCGATGCGTCCACAAAACGCTCTATCGCGTCGGGGCTTGCGTATTCGTCGTCATCGTCGAGAAAATGATACCATCCTGGACCGTCGGGAATTTTTTTCAAGAGCTTGTTGTAATACAGGTTGTACGTTCCGTTTCCATACTCGGGACCGTATGCGGTTCCCCTGACGATGATGTCGCCCCGTACATATTCGTCTCGCGGGTCGTCGCTGTGGACGATGGTCACGATTTTTTTATAAGTCTGATTCAAAACCGTTTCCATCATCCGCGCAAAACAGAGCGGGCGGCGGCTCGTGCGAATGAGAATATATACGGGGTCTGTCATGGCGTTAATCCGCCAGGAACGGCGTCCAGTCCTTTTTCGGTATAAGCTGAACCGTTGATTTCCCGGTTTCGCTTTCGTAATTCTCGTAATTGATGCGGCCCGTGGCCTTGTAAATACTTCCATCCGCGAGTTCGACGGACATGGTGACATCCGCAAGGCCCTCGGCCTTTTTCTTCAGTGTTTCCATTTCCGCCGGGGTCGTGGCGAGGCCAAGGCCCTCGATGGTGGGGACACGTCGCGTCATTTTAAAGAGCGTGTTCCCCGTGGTTGGCTGGCCCTCGGTCTCAAATTTCGACCGGTTGAAAGTTATGTTCGAATCGGCGAAACAATCATATGTTGTCCCGTCGATCACCGCTTTTCTTATTGATCCTACACCGCTTCCCATAATTATTCACCTCCTGACGTGAGTATCGCGATTGACGTGTCAAACGTGATTGTCGTGTTGTAGATCCCGCCCTCGCCTGAGAAAATCACGGGGAAGGTGATGTCAAAACCGGTAAGACCTGCGCGAAGGGTTACGAGCCCGCCCGCCTGGAGCCGTCCGATGGTGTACGATGCGTTATACAACCACGCATTGCCGGCAAACGCTTCGGCCAGGGCCACGAGGTCGTCGAGCACCGCGTCAACGTCGCGCGCTTTTTCGCGGTCTACCACATTGGAAACCTCGTTCGTATTTTCAACGATTGAAATGCCCTTCCATTTCGTGCGCTCAAAATTCCGGCGGTAGTTGTCCAGAAGGTTTTGAATAATCGAAATGTTTCTCATTGCTCGGTATCCGTTCGACGACGGCGCGATGTCTGCCGGCCGGTAAAACGTGATTATGTTTTGCGCGGTGAGTACTCCGTTTTTCACGAGGGTGGTTGATAACCCGCCCTTGACCGCCTGGTCGCGGTTTTCGTAATCGTTCGTCCAGCGGTCGGCCATGGCGCCCGGCCATATTCCGTCAAGGGTCTTGTCGATATACCCCTCTTCCGCGCGAGTGCTGTTTATTACGCCCATGATTCCGAGCATTTGCGCGGCGATTTCCGCGGGGTGATTCGGTGAGCCCGGGGCGCATATACATCCGTTCGTCCGGTCAAGTCTGCGCAGGTCCGCGGCGATAAGCGCGGCGGCAAGGCCCGCAGAGAGCGGGGTATTGTCTCCAATCAGGGACCGGAAGGGGCGGGCAACCTCTTTTCGGTAATTTCCAATGAACGTGTTTCCAACACCGTTATAGGTGGAAAGCGCGTCAAGAGTTGCCGTGTCTCCAATATAGCCGTGGATGACGTTCGTGAAAAATTTCTCGTTTTGCGCGTCGCCCACGCCCATTTCGTCGAGTGCGTCCTGGATGTCGGGAACGCCAGATCCTCCGGCCATGTCGGTGATTGCGACCACCACGCCGTCGGGGAGTTCGTCGTCTGCGCCGAGGTTGGTCACGAGGGTGATTTCATTCCCCCACGCGCCCCCGGATTTGCTGGTGCAAGTGACGATACCCGCGGCATTTATCGCCGTGACGGGAAGTTCCTCGTTCGCGTTTATCGCGGCGGCGACGGCCACGCCGATGTCATTGAACGTATCGGCGGCTGCGACATTGACGGCCACGCGGTCCCCTGCGATATAGAGTGCCAGGATGCCCGCGAGCACGCCGATGGACGCGGTGAAGTCGAATGAACCGACCGCGGTCCCTGGAGATGATCCGCCCTCAAGTTGGCCGATAATCCACGTTTCGACGCCACCCGCCTTAAACGCCTTTTGCGCGAGGCGGTGCAGCATGAAACCGAAACCGGTTCGGGCGCCCACGTCCTCGGGTGAAAAAATCCTTGTCAGGGTGTTCACCGGGAAGAGCGCATATGTGACCTCATCGAAAGTTCCGATAATGACATTTCGCTGCGGGATAACTTCCGCGACGACCGCGAACTGTTCATTTTGTACGCCGACGCCGTTAATGGCGGCGAGGGAAGTCGGAGTAATTGTCATTTTAATGACCTCCTATGTGTTTTCATTCTCGACCGTGACGCCTGTCGAGCTTCCGCCGTCAACCGGCGTTTCTGAGTTAAAAATAACCGGGTCAGGGCGATTCCCGATTGCGCCCGGGACATCTTCCTGCACGCGGCAGGTGAATTT